CTCTGAATACAGTATTAGCAACTTTGATTTTATCGCTTCAAAAGTGTCCCAGAAGCCTTACGATTCAGAACCCCAAGCCCTAGAGGCTGCTTATCGTGCAGCTTGTTTACATATTGATAAAGTGATGGCATCTGGGTCGTGATCCTCGTTAAATTTGTGCAGCTCTCTTTCCTTGTGTTAGGCGTACTCACGCACTATTTTGTAAATTTCTCGCGCCTCTTCAACGCTTCGTATTTTCGCGGTGTGGTATTTCCAACCAACACGAGCACTAATCTTTGCGTAAATATCTTTTCGACTCATCTTTCCACTTTCCCAAATCGGGTCTAACAGCTTATGTATATGCTGCCTTGCCTTCTTTAGCTCTGGCGTTGGTATACAGCCGAGTGGTTGTGTTCTGTTCTTAGTCTTGTGGTGGCAGCCAACAAAGTTACCGCAACTATCGCACCTCCAAAACGGCAAGCTATACAAATCTTTCCTGTGCGGGTAAATCTCACTACCATCAGTTAAACGCGCCTGTACTTTATTGCCATCACAACCGCAGCAGCGTAATTCGCGCATAACAAAAGGCTCAACCGGATTCATTACGCTCACTTCGTTCTCTCCATTCACGCGGTTAACCAAGGGTTAAATCGCAATTTTTTTCAGGCTAATGTTTAAATAGTATTTTTTCGAGGTCAGAAATCTTTTCCCTCATTGCTTCTTTTGCGTGATCTGGTATTTCAGGATCAAAAAGCATTCCGCGCATAAAATTGCTAGCACCCTCAATAGTTGATTTTAGCTCCTCAAAAACCTCATCTTGTTCCATTATCTCGCCTCCTAAGACGTAAATTGTTCAAATCTGTTAGTTACAGTCGCATGACTGCCATTCTTGGTAGCAGTTAGGACAGCAATCATCATCGTCTAATTCTTCATCATCCAAACCATCGGGACACTTCCCGAAGGGAACCTCAACGCACTTCATGTACCCGTAATCGTAATAATCACAAAAGGTTTCACCGCCTTGGTGTGTACACATCATGCAGCTTGATCTATCCACAATGTTCTCCTTCTTTAAATATGCGTTTACAGTTCAGATCTACGAGTTAACGTAAATCGTACCTCTGTTTAGATTACCTATAATCCTCCTACCTTCCTCTTCATCTTTAGCTGCAGCTTTTGTTATCCAGTGCCCGAACCAATACGATTGGACAAGGTAGCCTCCATCAGCCTGCGGTTTTAATCGCCATTCATTATTCATATCTGACTCTCTCCGCATGAATTAAGTGTTAACGTTTAAATTTGTATTTATCACACCAGCACTTCTCTGAGTCCGCTGGGTGGCCGCACCACTCATCACAGATGTAAGGCTCTCTTTCTTTTGGCTGCTCTTGAGTTGTGTAATGCTCTTCAAAAACATAATTTGGCTCGTCGGTTGGATCTACCATTTTCCTTACCTCTAAATATGCGTTTCTATTCGCCTTTCAGCAAAGGATGTTTAGCCCTTACCATCGGCGGAATTACTTTCAATAACAACTCTCTATCGTTCGTTACATCGAATGCTTTTCTCACTCTTACGATAGAGTTCGTTAGTGCTGACCTTGTTACATTTAAACTTGCCACCATTTCATTATTGGAATAGCCGTTAAGCATTAGAATTAAACATTCCTTTTGTCTTTCGGGTAGAGTATCTAGTGTGTGCAAAGCCAAAAAGTCAGAATATTTCATATTCTTTTTTGGCACTTAAATATCCTTGCACACTGACTGCTCACCCTGACTAATAACGCCATCAATAATTGATCTAACGTAACCGCATACATATCCCGTCACTTCTCGATCATCTAGAATGAAGGTTTCTTTTGTTTCAACGTAAGGCGCTCCGTTAAAATCTACGTCATAGCCATCAACAGTGGCTCTAACGCGATAAGTAATCACCTCATCACCCTTTAATGGCGTGCCGTCTTTGCGGGTTGTTGGTCTAACCCATGATATGCTTACTTTGCCTTCAGCTTCTTCTATAACTAAACAGCTATCACGAACATACTCACAGTTAGTAAAGCGATTCACATAACCAGTGTTCTTGTCGTAGATGAAGTCAAAGCTGAGCCGCTCTTGCGGTAAAGATTCAATAGTTTCGCACCCCAGCAAGTCCTTCACTTTCTGTTGAGTGGCTGGCTGAAAGGGACAATCGCTTACTGGGTGTGCGCCAGCAAAGTTGCTAATAATGGTAAAAATCAAGAATAGACAAACCACCATCACCACTCGTAAAAAGTTTCTTTCAAATCGTGTTTTCATTTCAGCTCCCAATAAAGCCCTTCTTAAAAACGACTACGGGCAAGAAACGTGGATTAAGTTGATTCAGCCAAATCCTTCATGTCTTCCATTGCAGCTTCATTGCTGTCGAAAAATCTACAAGGGTTGATTTCATAGCCGCTTTCTCGGTAAATCAGTTGTGCTGCAAGACATGTGCTACTAAAGAATTTTTCAAGTGCATATCCTTCATTACCTGCGAGATGAACCACCCATCCGGCACGGCAATGAGTCGTGTCGCACGTATGCCAATCCCCCATATTTAGTGCGTTTTCAGCACTTGCGGCCTCAAAAACTTTTTTATGGATGCCTTCTATTGAGGGCGTCAAAGGCTTCTTACTTTCCTCGCTGCCCTTTTTTTCATGGCAAGAGCTGCAATAGCTGCAATCGCTGCAAGAGCTGCAATCGCTGCAAGAGCGGCAATCGCTGCAAGAGCTGCAAGAGCTGCAATCGCTGCAAGAGCTGCAATAGCTGCAATAGCTGCAAGAGCGGCAATAGCTGCAAGAGCGGCAATCGCTGCAAGAGCGGCAATAGCTGCAATCGCTGCAAGAGCGGCAATAGCTGCAAGAGCGGCAAGAGCGGCAATCGCTGCAAGAGCTGCAAGAGCTGCAATCGCTGCAATCGCTGCAAGAGCTGCAATAGCTGCAATAGCTGCAAGAGCTGCAATAGCTGCAATCGCTGCAAGAGCGGCAATAGCTGCAATCGCTGCAATTCCAACAGCCTTTGTTTGTTTTATTATCATCCAAAAAGTCAGGATGGTTTTTAGCAAATTCTTCGCTTACTCCGTTTTCTTCTTTATCGTCTCTTTTTAAGAAGTCAGAATAGCTTTTATAAATCCTTGTATTTTGCATGATTAAGACGCCCTCTTACCCAATTGAATCTTGTTGTAAATCTCTTCGCGGTGAACCTGCACCTCTTTAGGTGCCTTAATGCCAATGCGCACCTGATTTCCCTTAACGCCTAACACCGTTACTGTGATGTCATCACCAATCATTAGGGTTTCGCCGAGCTTTCTTGTTAATATGAGTGCCATTAAACTTTCTCCTTTTTAATAAACTGCATTAGCAATCGCCCTTCAAAAAGACGATTGGTGAAACAGTTTTAAGCCGCATCCAGTTCCATTTGTGCACTATCTTCGGGTCTCGGTGGCTCCAGTGTTAATTCAATGGTGCTGCCATTTAGCTCGTAAAGACGGCCCGCTTCCTCCTTGTTTGGATCGCAATTGATATTGAACTTGAGCGTAACGGTGCCGCCTTCCTCAACCTCAAAGCTGAACTTATTCAGATCACATTGAACAAAGATAAGATCGTTTTCTTCGGTAAGTCCGCCACCAACAACAACGCGATAGCCTGAAGTTTCATAACTCCAGCTTTGCTTTTTATTAAGCATAGGGAAGCGTAAGCGCGTTAGGTTCGTTCCTTCCTCTGCTACCTGGTCAACCAAATCCTGTTCATCTTTCGGCGGCTCCGTGTAGAAGGTTTTTTTCAAGTTTTCATCCAGCAAGTCAAAAATATTATTGTTGGATTTAATGGTTATGTTGAGCGTACAGCCAGGCTCGGTATCATCGCCGTGAAGCTCAACGCGCGGGGTGTAGATCATTTTGGCTTGCTGATTTTCAAGTCTGATCATCGGTTTTTCTCCGGTTTGGTTGGGTGGTAAGGATCACATGTTTGATACGAGTTTTTCGCTTGCGGCCTCTAAATCCATTTCAAGCAACCATTCAACAACTTTTGATTCGTGGACGTTGTAGCGCATAGCAAGCGTGTCGATGATGTGCTGGTCTGATGGACGCTTTTCGTTTTGGCGGCTAGATAGATCGGATACAGCAGGTTGCACTGGATCTGTTTGTTCTGAAGGTGGTTCCGAGGTCACAGGCTCTTGCTGAGTAGTGCTTTCAGTCGCTTCCTGTGCGGCGGCTTCCTGAGCCTTTTCCTGCTCTTCGGCGCGGATTTTCTCACGCTCTTTTTCCAGCCTTTCATTTTCCGCTTTTTCGTGTTCACCAATACGGTAAGCAATCAGGGTCTGCAGGTCGCCAGTCTCTTTAAGCACCAACTGAACACGATCACCAAACAGGAAGTCATGGCCCGCATCATCTATCAGCTTCAGATTACCCCTGATCTTTTCTGCTATTTCGCTGGACTGAATTTTTGCCCTTGCTACTTCGTCATCTGCTGCGCTTTGCAAGGTATCGACTGTGCGCTTGCCTTTCATGGCGCCATTGAAATCAGTGATGACTTCGGGCATGTACTGACCGCCAAGGCCGTTATTAAGCTGTTTAACATGCTCATCAACCTTGGCTCTGGCAGTTTGTGCAATCTCGATTTTGACTTCTTTTTTTCGCTCCTGAACCAGCTTGTTCAGCGCCAGTCGTTTGGTGCGCATTTCTTCTTTGAGGTGGTCAACCGTTTTGAATAATTCATCAATGCTTGCTGTTTTAGCCAAAGCCTGCTTTTTAACGGATTCAATTTCTTTTTCTGCATTATCGAGAAATTTCACCATACCTTCGGCATCAGCAAAATCCTGATCAGTCTTTAGGTCAGTGCTGATAGCCTGAATGCGCGAGGTTACGGCATGCTTATACGTTGCGAGGTTAGTGCCATCAACCTTTCCGGAAATATCAATAAACAGCGCTGGGAACTCGGCGACTGGTGCAGCCTGCGGCTCAGGTTCGTAGTTTTTTGGCTCGTACTCCGAAAGATCGCTGTTAAATTGCCTCCACCCAGCATCCAAAGATTTCTCTGCTTCTGGTGTCAGGGTTACCCAGATGTGCTCACATTTTTCTTTGGTTCCGTCGGTAACCATGTAGAGACACTTTTCGGCGCGACTTATCACTAGTTGCTGGACAACCTGCCAAATATCCTCTTCGGGAACATCGCCTGAACGTATGCTTTCCGCCTTTTTTTCATTCCACTGCTTACACTCCCAAATGACATCCTCTAACATAGTGATGCCGTCGAAGCTCGCTGCAAGATAGCCGTCGTCATCAGTTGCTGAAACGGGATACAGTTCTTCACCAATAATTTCTTCGGCGATTGGTCGCGCCCTTGCTTCAACCTCATGCCCCTTATCCAAGATGTTCGCCTGGAACCAATCACTGAACTCTCGATCAGTTCCGGTTGCCTTGATATGAAGAAGTTCGTTGCGCTTAACTTTTTCTGAGGCGCCCATCATTGCTGGTGCTTCTGAGGCGTTCAATTTTGTGTGGCGGTGTGCACACCATTCTGGTGAGCCTTGGATCAGATCAAGTGTTTTCATTGTTTTCCCCTGTTTCAAGATCACGAATTTGCTGGAGCTGTTCATCACTCAGCACCGCCTTGGTGCTTAGCATCTTGATAATGTCATCAGCTGATTTCTTGCCGGCCTCAATAAGCAACCGCCAGCTATCTAAATTTTCTTTGAAGCGGTCATCTGGATAGGGTTCAAGTTCTGCGCGACCGCCACTCTCAGGAGTAATGTCTTTTGGCTCATTACTGATAGGCTGGTCTTGCAGTTCGTCTTCGGTGTAGATACCCAAAATAACCTGAGGCATAAAAGCGCGAGCCCAGTTTTTTATTTGCAGATACCCAAGCTGCTGGGGAACGTTTGTTTTCCATAGCGGTGAGTTTTTAACAGTGACGCTGCTAAATTTGAGCCATTGCCCCCAACTAATTTCAGTCTCATTTTTCAGCTTGAAGCCTACGCGGCACTCTAGGTTGTTGCCTTCACCTTTGTACTCATATTTAGGAAGGCCTGAGACATAGCCTGAAGCTTGAACCAGCGCATTAATCAGTTGAGCTTCGTAGCCCAGTTTACCGCTGACAATGTGGGTTTTCTGTGCAACCACGTAAGGGTTCATGCGCCATTGAAGGGACTGCAAAACGATGGCGTAACAGTCGCCGACGTTATTCTTTAGGTGATCTGGCACGCTAACTTTTGAATTGGCCATGTTGTCTGCTATCACCATTGCTTGATTCATTAATTCCGAATTAAGCATGATGTCGCCGAATTGCTGTGCTTGGTTTGGTGCGGCAGGTGCGCTGAATTCTTGATCGCTAATAACGGTGATGTCTGTTTGTTCTTGGGTTGCGCTCATGGCGTACTCCTATAGGTTATCTATTGATTCAACTTTATCGGTTGATCCTGCCAACCGCTGTATGGAAGTGTTTATTTGCAAGGGCAGTTCGACAATGAGGCATTCACCATATTGGCCTCTTAGGCTTCTTGCTCTGCGCTCGAGCTCAAGCTTGGTTGTATCGACATGTGATTCCATGATTATTGCTCTTCCGTCGACACCATTATCTGAACACACAAGCGCATATACCGGTCTTGAGCTATTCATCAGGCCGCACCATCCGTAGTTGGTACGTTGCGTAAATCTTTAAGGCTTGGCTTACGCGGGAACACCTTAACGTTACTGTCAGGCTCTTGCGCTTTACGAAACTCAATTTTTTCGTTAGATACGTACTTCACTTCACACCCCAGCTGGGCCGCGAACTTGGCTATCTCAATAACAGGGGTTTCATTTGGAATAATTAGTTGCATAAGTTTCTCCGTGAAAAAAGCCCCTAAGCCGCAGGGGCACGTGGTTTACCCCGATTAAGAGACCTGGGTTTCTGTTTGTGCTTTGAGTAGGTGGGCAGCCTCTTCCTCGAGGCGGCAGATTTTGGTGCCAAGGTACATGGCTGCTTCTTCTCGACAGTACTTGAACATCAACTGCTTGAGGTCGTACGCTGCAATGAGAACGTCCTGACACTGAGCAATCCTTAACTCAATGCTGATATAGGCATCGTCATCGGTATAAGCTGCTGCTTGTAGGGAGTACTCGGACCGAAAACCATTTTCATCCTTTGGGCTGTAGTATTTTTGCCCCTGCATCATGCGATCGGCCAGCACATCTATGGCTTGCAGAGTCTCAAAAGCCGCTTGAGCCAATTCTTCCTTATTAATTTCGGCTTGCTCATTAAGCTCTGCCTGCTTATCCAAGTAAGCGTTTGTTTCGGCTTCCACTCGACACGTGTTTTGCATTGTTCCGTCCTTTTTTGTGCTTCACTCAATTTGATAATTACAGAATAAAACGTAAACGTATTAATGTCAAACGAAAACGTATTACTTTTTTAGTAAGTTTTGTTGCACAGTTATTGTTCAATGGATTTAGAGGAGCAGGATATGAATGAAGAGGTTATGGCTGGGATCTTCATTTTAGTGTGCGCTGGGATAGCTTTTTTTCTGTTTACGCGCTGGTGGTTTTGGGCTTTAGCTTTTGGTTTGGGGGGGTTGGCTAGCTTTTTCTCTGTGTGCGCAAGTGTTATTCATTTTCAGATACTTGCAGCAGTTGGGTTTTCTGTTTTGACATTTCTTTGTTATTTGGGGTTGGGGTTTAGTCTTACAAGATCGCCTTACTAAGCCTTATTTTGCTTTCTTAATAGGTTGACACTGTATATATAAACAGTACTCTATGGTTCTCGCTGAGAAAAACGACCGAGTTGGGGAAACCAGCGGGATAGGGAATCTCGTCTATGAATAATAATTATTTAACAGAAGAGGAAGTCAAGGAAGCTATTGTTTTTCTTGACTATTTGATGGATCAATCAGATCAAGTGCCGCCTCGAGCTTCTGAGGAGATGCCTCCATTATCCTCGTCAGCTTCTTTAAAAATTCGGGGCCTCGCTGGCTTGATTCATACACATACTGAAAATGCTTGAGTTCTTCGGTAAGTGGACCATCTTTTGCTGGCTCGAGGCTGGCTCTATCACCATTCTGTAGGATGTAGGCTTTTACAAAATCCAGGTCATATATTTCATGCAGCTGTAAACCAAAGTACTTGGCAATGGGGAGCACTGTGTTTGGTTTTGGATCTTTACTCCCGCCTTTATCGCTATTTATGGCTACCCGTCTTACCTTAGTTTGAGTCATATCTTCATCAATACGACTCGATGCAATATCAACAGCAACCTCATTTGGGTTGGTGTTTCTCCAGTCCATTAATAAATTAACAGCTTCTTTCAGTTCTGATTCATACATTTACGCATTATCCGTGAAATTTATTTGTTACGGAAAATCGTTTTCGTTTGACAATAAAACGAAAACGTATTAATTTAATTTCATGAAGACAATACAAGACATGACCATTGATCTGCTTGAGGACTTTTCGGAGCCACAGCTCGCGAAAAAAGTCGATACCAGTCAGACGCAAATCAACCGAATCAAGAAAGGTCAGGAGCCTGGTTTTACCCTTGGAAAACGTATTGAGAGCTTGTACCTCTCAAAAAAAAGTGAAAATCAGGCCGCCTAAGTTCCGACCGGTTAGCTGCCGTCTCGCTGTATGAGTGCTGGCCGGTCTCTCTAACTACAAGTTTGGATATTTTTTGAAATTGGATGAAGTGATTGATGTGAAGTGGCCCCGAAGGGCCAATGATTTATTTAGCGGCCTTGGCCCGCATTAAATCCACGGTTATAGCCATCCTGATATGTCTTTTCTCCCAATTTTGGTAGTGGACATAGCGGTGGCAACGGTGCCAGGCAGGAGCTTTTTCCGTAACAAGCACCAGCTTTGTAGCCTGCTTTAAAACCTTCACAGAAACCACCCTGGGATAGTGCAGTGATTGAAAATCCAGTCAGTACAACAGCGATGAGTAGTAATGATTTCATTAATTGAGTCCTTTTCTTTTTAAGTGGATATTTCATTGTGCCTAGCCCTAATCAAACAGTCCAATTTTTAAAAATTATCTGGCCCCGATTCACCAGCTGAACGGGGTTTTTATTTACCCATAATTTTTGGTGTTAAGTCGTGTTAAAAGGTGTGAACAAATAAATGGAAAAAGCCAAAATTTCTATCGAATTTACTCCCGGCATAAGCAATGCCTATCCCACAAAGCTTGATTTTTTAAGGGATTATTTGCCTGCCGTCGTTGGCAAACGTGACAATTATAATATGTCCTCGTTGGCACGGGATCTTGGCTTTTCACCTCAAAAACTCTCTCAGAAACTATCCGGTACCAACAATTCGGCCTGGTCGTCCAAAAATGAGGACAAGCTTAAAAAGGTATTATCAGCTCCAGAATACCTACCAATCATTGCATACGACATCGAATCAACCCAGCGCGAATATAACGAACTTGAATCCCTGAAAGCCCGATTAGCTGAACTGGAGGGCGAGAGCTAGTGAGAAACCCAGACCGAATCATTGGTGGTGACTATCTATTTCGTTGGTACATCATCCCTAGAAATCGTTTTTTCAATATTTATTTACATAAATTTGGTCGCTCTGATGATGATCGAGCGCTTCACGATCACCCCTGGTGCAGCGTAAGCTTTTTACTGAAGGGTGAATTCATCGAGCACAGTTTCAAAGGCATCAGATCAATTCCTTGGTTATTCCCTGTGTTCCGATCAGCAAAATTTGCGCATCGTCTAGAGCTTGTTAAGGGGCCAGTGTGGACGATTTTTATCACCGGCCCAAACCTTCGTGAATGGGGTTTTTATTGCCCCAAAGGCTGGGTGAGTTGGAAGAAATTCACTGACTATGATGGCAATACCATCGAAGGCGGGTGTGATTAATGCACTATTACAAACGAAATTTAGGTGATTACGCTAAGAAAGCAGGACGCTTGTCCATGTTACAGCACGGAGCGTACACGCTCCTGCTAGATGCGTGCTACGACCGTGAACGCTTCCCCACGGAAGAGGACGCGATTGAATGGACGTGGGCTAGTTCACCAGAAGAGGTACAGGCGGTTAAGTTTGTGCTGTCTCGCTTTTTTGAGCTTCAAGAGGATAAAACCTATGTGCAAACAAGGGTTTATGATGAAGTTCAAGTCTACAAGGTGGGTGAAATACAAAATCGCTTAATAGCGCTCGCACGTGAAGGTAGAAAACAGAAGCGAGATGACTTTGTAAAAGACTGCGATCAACTGCGTGCAGAAATTAAGAACGATCCGTTAAGTAAATCGCACGCTACGTGGACGGACTTGGTCGAAGCGTTGATAAAAATGCACGAACCGCCACCTAACCATAAACCATTAACCACTAACCAAGAACCAAGAACCAATATAAAACCTATACCCTCGACATCGGAAAAATCAGAATCGGATTCAAAAAAGGAAGATCCTGATGAATCACCACCTGATCAACCCAAAGAAAAAAAATCAAAATCAAAATCAAAATTTAAATTCAACGATGAGCAATATCAAATCGCCGTTGAGATGAGCTGCCCCAGCAAAGCCCGTTTTGATGAAACCCTAAAAATCAATCTCGATGAGTGGGCTGATACCGTTCGCAAGCTCATGGACACCGACGGGTATACCCGCGAGCAGATCCAGTACCTGTGGCGAACGATCCATGACAACTCGCTGCAGTTCGACTGGCAATCGAATTGCCGGACACCGATGAAGCTACGCCTACGCAAAGACGGCTTGAGTTATTTCGAGATCATAGCCAATCAGATCGTTACCCAGAAACGAAAACCTAAAGCTGACCCCGAAAGGGGGTTTGTTGAAAAGCACACTGACCCGTCGTGGCGTGAAGGTCTTCTTGACTCGGTCGTGCATACTCAGCAAAGCGGGGAGGAGTTATGTCACGAGTGATGCGTGATCGGAGCTGGACACCCAAACGGCGCTATTACCGGCAAGGCAATCTCTTTGACAAACAGCTTCAAGAGCGCAACCGCCAGGCCAACAAGCAGGCCATGGCTGAAATTAAGTCCAAAGGCTTACTAAACAATCCTGAAGGGGGTGAGAAATGAAAAAAAGTAATCAAGGCTCTATGGCGATGGCTCTGATGGCCATGATGGCTGGCTTGGGGAGGTCGCCTTACAGCTCAGAAATACGTAAGAAACAAAAACAACCGCGTATACCTACAGCAGAGCAAGCAGCAAAAACACAAGCAAGGCGAGAAAAACGCCAGCGTGATTATGAATTTTGTATTGCAATGAACCCGCTGCACAAACCGGTACCCACACGAGGTTAAGCCGATGAAAAATGCTAACAGCATCATTGCATTCCACAAGGGGCGACAAATCCGTTTCACTGAATCACGCCAGAGAATCCTTCGGGTTATGCAGGGACGTAAACGACCGCTTGATGAGTTTCAGATTGCGGACCTGATCGGTAAGCCCATCAACTGTGTGTCGGGTCGTATCACCGAGCTCAAAGCAGATAAGTATCTGGTCGTGGTGGGTACTCGAAAAGATCCACACACTAAGTGCTTGCGCAATCTCTATCTGATGAACCTTAAGATCAAGTTCGGGGTGGCCGCATGAAATTATTTATTTTTGGCATCTTGTTAATTATCACCAGTGCATTGATCTGGTACGCCAGCAAGTCAAAAACAAAAGCCGATTATCCAGACTTAGAAACTTGCACTGATGAAATTGAAGAACACTAGGGGAGGCGCCACACCTCAAAAGTTGTACCCCAACAGTCGGACGGCCTGACTGTGAAGGGCGGTAATGTCTTTGCCCGGTGCCCCTTTTGTAGCACGCCGGTTCAAAGGGCAAGCCAAGGCGCTTGGTAACTACAGATTGGCAAATTACCGCAAGCCGTTTAACCCACTAACCAACAAAGGTAAATACCATGAGTTACGATGAACAAACCAGTGCGACACCAGAGCGCTTTTCAGGCGGCGGTGCTTTAACGGGAAACGCAAAGCTTGGCCCTCAGAAAAAGGCACAAACGATTATGAATCGTCTAGCAGACTTAAATGAACGGCTTGGCACCATCGTTGTCAGTGCCGAAGAAAGCACAGATCGGCTGCTGGGCTCTGTACCGAAAGATACAGCAACAAGCATGGGGCAACCTGTAGAGCATCGCTGCCATTTTGATGAAATGCTGCTGTACTGCGAAGCAATAAACAACAAGCTTGTTGAGTTGCAAAGCATAACGAATCGGTTAGATGACGAGGTTTAATTCAGTCGATGCAACCCATCCACTTCACCATCCAAGGCGAACCGGCTTCCAAGGCAAATTCACGGAAGCTGGTCACCTTTGGGAAAAAGCCTGCATTCATCAAAAGCGATAAGGCAAGAGCCTACGAGAAAGCAGCACTGCTGCAAATTCCTACCGTCGCAAGACAAATGCTCAAAGGGCCTGTATCGGTAACCATGACGATCTACTACGCATCAGAGCGGCCTGATCTCGATGAGTCGGTAATCTTGGATGTGATGCAGAACCAGTACACAGGCAAAGGTAAAAACCGCAGGCTGATTCAAAAAGGTGTTTACGAGAATGACCGACAGGTGCGTGAGAAACATATCTATCATGCCATCGACAGGCAAAACCCAAGAACAGAGATCCACGTGAAACCCTTGCTCGCCCAACAACAGGATTTACTTGATGCAACTGCCAACGGCTAAAAAAATTCAATGCTGTGCAGAAATGGGCTGGGATTACCTTGGCGACGGACTGTTCACGAATGGTGACTTGATCGGATGGTTTACCGAAAAAGGCTTTCACAAAGAATCGGCGGAGAACTGAGATGATGGCAAAACGCAAATTTAGTCCAGGTGATAAATTTTATAGCCGGTTTTGGTTCAGCAATGGGCAGACTGCAAGAGGCACAGAAACTAAATCTAGCAAGCATACCGTTGCACCTCACTCGCGGCTTGGTCCACGTAAACTGACTGGGCCAGCGTATTATCTTAAGGTGCTAACCACGGATGGACACAGCGGCAATGCACAACAACAAGCGGCTCAAATCCTGTTAGCGCATCTAGCCCACGAACTTGGAAAGCATGTCCGTAAGTTCGAGATTGAAACCAGAAAAAAATACCGGATACCCTTGAAGAATTATTACACTTGGGCCGGTGTGATTCTGGACAGGTATCTCGGAAAAGTGGTGTCAGATCGAAAAGCGGCAGAGCGGATCATTCTCAATCACCACAGTGAATACCAACGTCATTACAAGCGGCATGAAGCTATGATCGAGCAATTACTGCGCTCGTTGGCCGAAAGCAGTTAGTTTTTTCTTGCGTTTTGCGCCAAATCGGTATACTTTTTTCCCATACTTCAGAAATTTATCTCTAAGACCCGGCCAACCAGCCGGGTTTTTTATTGCCTAAACAAAATCAAACCCAACTTTCTCCAATAATTTTAAGGACTTAGTATGTCGCCACAACAAGGAATTGACCGCCGCCGCGACAGTGTCGTTAAAAATATTGTTTTGCCGGTTGTTGTGGCGGTTATTACGGCTGTCATTGTCGGTATGGGCTCTGCCACTCTGGCGATAAAGATCGGCTCTGAAGTTCTGATAACTCGAGTTAATTACATGGAACGGGATATAGTCGAAGTCAGAGAGCTGGTTAACTCGCTAGGCAAGGTGTCCATCTCTCTGGCCGAAAACACTGAATGGCAGCGCGGTACTGACAAGGTGATCGATGGGATTTTGATTAATCAGCGTGGGCTGCAAGAAATGACCAAAGACCGTTACCCGAGAGCAGAGGCCAAAAAGGATTTAAATATTGTGTATGGGAGAATAGATAAGCTCGAGGAGGTTGTTGATCGAATCAGGAGCGGATCGAAATGATCAACGGCCAGCATTTACGCGAATACATTATCAGGCCAACACTGGAGCAGATCGGCTTATGGTCTGAGTCGGCTGAAAATCTGTTGATGGGAACCGCAGCGCAAGAAAGTAAGCAAGGGTTTTACCTTCGCCAACTCAAAGGCGGCCCAGCTGTGGGCATCTTCCAGATGGAACCCGCAACACACGACGATATTTGGGAGCACTTTCTCGAGTACCAGCCGAGGCTATCAGAAAAGATTCAAACCTTGACGCCATTTGTGGAAGCAGAGCAGATGGTAGGCAATCTAAATTATGCCGCCGCTATGGCGCGTATGCAGTACTACCGAAGACCAGAGCCTCTGCCTATGGCAAATGACGTGGCAGCTTTAGCTCATTACTGGAAGCAGCATTACAACACGCGTCTAGGAAAAGGCACCGAAAAAGAATTCGAGCACAGCTATCTTTTGAGCATCCATTAAATCGCGTGCTGAAATAGATTTCATTGTAAAAGAATGGCCGTCAATCGAGGTTTGTGGTCATTACGATCTTGACAGCAAAAAGACCTGTCCGAATTTCAACGTTAAGCATTGGTATGAAACCGGTGTAGTTCAACCTATCTAACAGAAGCCATCATTATGAATCAGATCCTTAAGGCGCTGGTATTGCCAGTGCTAGAGGTTGTTGCGCGTGACAATTTAAAAGATGTTGCGACCGGCAAAAACCTTGTTAACAAATCAACTGCTGAGTCATTAATGATGATTTCAGTTCTTGCACAAAACACCCCTGAATTCACACCAACAAATGCGCCCGTTTTGATTTTATATGCAGCGGCGTTGATTTGGTCGGGCGTTAAGTTCATGAGGAATCAATAGTGGCTAAGGTTTATGTTGCAACAGATGGTGATGATTCACGGTCATATGCTCAGGCTCAGGTTGAATCTACTCCTTGGTTAACACCTGCTGAGGCCACCAGCTCTGCTACAGCAGCGGACACCGTTGAATTGGCTGATGGTACTTATAACGCTGATGCTTCAGGCAGTTATGGTTCAGACGCGTACCACAAGTTAGTCAAAGGACTGATCTTTAAGGCTAAAAACCGCAGGCAGGCTATTTTAACAGGCGACTCTGCAAGCTATGCAGTCCGCTTATCTTCTACTTTGCCGGCCTCTGCTCTTGTCGAGTTGAATGGCGTTGTTGTGGATGGAGCCTCAAGCAATAGCGGATCAGGATCAGCTACCGCGTTGGATGTTGGTGTTGATGCTAGTGATGCATGGGACTTCCGCTCGGTGGATTCTCATTATATCTGTGGCAACAACTATGCGATAACAATCAATCAGCGTCATGGCATACAGCTAATGACTGGTGATTACATTACGGGTAGTCCGGCAATCGCTGCGCTTTCCTTATCCAGTTCAGTTGCAGCTGTTGCGGATCAAATTATAAAGATCAATAGCTTGGAGATGGATGTCACGGCGAGTGACACATCTTTCACGGGCGTGTTAACCAATCGAAGTGATGATGGCAAAACCTATGCGTTAACCTTTCAGATGGATTCGCCAAAAATCACAATGCGTGATGGCGGGTTCGATGCCGATATGGTCGCCATTGATAACAAAGCTGAAAATGGTGTTATCACAAATCCCAATATTACAATTATCGAATCTGCCAGTAATACCAAAACCCATTTCGGTATCTTAAATCGGGGAATGAGCGGAACCACGGTCTCGGTAGATCCTTGGGTTATTGGTGGCTTAATTGTCGGTGATGTTAGGAAAAGCTACTTATTGGCGCATGGTCAATCAACTACCGCCTCAAATATTAGTGGTGGCGGTCTTTCTGGCACCACTGTAATTGGTAAGAAATACGACGGAACCGGCAGTGATACACCGCATAACATCCTTTTTGGTATGGGTACGGACGCAAAAGGGTATGGCCTTAAATCACTTTATGGTTATGTAGGCATTCTATTTTCATTAACGACTGCTCATTACTCTAGCGGTCACTTAGTTGTCGATGCAAACGGCCCTCACTACTACGGAAAAGGGGCTACCGGGACTATTGATAAAAGCATCGCGGTACACACTGGTGAGGTTGAGCAGACCGGCCACTCAATGTTTGCGGCCAATGCGCAAGGAGCCACGGATACCCCTGCGCTTACTTACAAAGACTGTGTCGCTATTGTTGCTGATATTTCTAACTTCAACGCCGTTGCGTCTAACTATGATGCCAATCAAGGTGTGACCTATGAGGGTGGGTTGGTATTTGTTGATGAGTCTGTTGATTTATCGACTACTGATTTGTTTGCCTACAACCAAGCAGGTGGCGCAGCGAACAACACGATAGCCGATTTCAACACGAACATGAGTACAGATTGGGAAGCCGTGAAACTTCCTACATCGGCAATCAGAAAGCTGGCTGCGGCACAGAAGGCAGTGGCCTTAGCTGCAACAATGTCTAGTAGCACAGGAATTGCAAAATCAATTATGAATTAGGATCTGGTAGCAAAATTTTTGTAGCTGCCTCCGCAGACGTATGTCGTCTGATTTATCAAGAGAAAAGAGAATTTTGTCATGCCAAAACTTAATGCAGCGGGTAAATCTTTAAAATATCAAGTTCAAGGTGAGGGAGTAACCATCAAGGCTAAAGATGTGACGGGGACTATCACTATAGAGATGTTTGATGCAGGTGTTTCCATGGGTAATGCTCTTGATGAAAATAACCTAGAGATAAGTTTCACAACCGACTTCCACCGACTTTTCGATTTTAGGGCTGGTGATGAATTCCAAATCTCACAAAGTGGTGGGACACCGACTGGAACCACAATCAAGGTCGGCGGTGCTAAGGCAGCATACTGATGGCAAGAGGACCGGGCAAAGAGAATAAGTATTGGAAACTAAGAAAACGAACAGGTGCCCATAAAAAATACCGTTCCGCTGCAGCTCTATGGAAAGCTTGTGTTAAGTACTTTGAGTGGGTTGATGAAAACCCGCTTTACGAAACTAAGGCATTTTCATATCAGGGTGATGTGATTACGGAAGATATACCTTTAATGCGTGCAATGACTGTATCAGGACTCTGCGTTCACCTGGGTATAACCCGAAAAACATGGATGACATACGGAGAGCAAGACCATCCATTCAGTGAAATTCACGGCGAAGTAAGCGAGATTATCTGGGCGAACAAATTTGAAGGTGGTGCTGCTGGCTTATTGAATGCCAATTTGATTGCTAGAGACCTTGGGCTGCGTGAAAGGACGGACAATCAACACTCAGGTCCTGATGGTGGGCCAATTCAAAATACTTGGACAATTCAACCGGTAAAGGCTTCTGAGCAAAATAGAGATTGAAGTTGCTGAAAAAATCTTACCCCTAATAACTACCCCTAAAGCAGTGAAGATTGCAGTTGGCGGAAGGGCTGCAACAAAAACTATTGCCTTTTCTGATTGCTTTCTGAAATTTTGTGATGACGGTGAAAAGCTTCTTTGTGCAAGAGAGCATCAAAACTCACTTGAACAATCAGTGCACTCATCAATGCGACGGCGTATTTCACATTACGGAATAGAGACTTTAAATCCTACAACCAAAAAGATAACCAGCCAAACTGGTGGAGAGATTTTCTATTGGGGGCTCGCTAGGAACATTGGTTCGGTCAAGTCGCTTGATGGCGTTAACAGGGTTTGGATAGAAGAGGGTCAATACATCTCTCAGGAATCCATAGATGTTTTGTTCCCAACAATCAGAGAGAACAATTCAGAAATTTGGATAAGCATGAATAGGGGATCGTCAAAAGATCCTGTATCCAAAGAATTTCTTCTGCCATATGAGCACATTCTAGAGCGAGATGGGTTCTATGAAGATGAGTACCTAATGATTGTTGAAATCAATTGGTATGACAATCCATGGTTTCCAGAAAAGCTAAATCAGCAACGTATCAGGGCAAAGAAGATAATGTCACGCGCCAAGTATGATCATATCTGGGGTGGCGCTTATTCAGACACAGTTGAAAACGCGATCATTGAGCCTGAGTGGTTTGATGCGTGTATTGATGCCCACATTAAGATTGGTTTCGAACCTGAAGGTGTTGAGGTTGTTTCACATGATCCGTTTGACGGAGGTAATGATCCAGCAGGGCTTGCCTATCGTCATGGTTCAGTATTCAAAGAGGTGCTCGAGAGCTCTGATGGACGTGTGAATGATGCCTGTAGGTGGGCATTAGATTTCGCCATCGAGGTGGGTGCAGATGAGTTTGTATGGGATGCCGACGGTGTTGGCGCCGGGCTTAGAGAGCAGGTTGGCAAAAGCCTGAAAGGGAAGAAAATGTCAGCCTCTGAATTTCATGGCCAAGCAGCTGTTGATAACCCGGATCAAATTTACAACAAGACAGAGATTGATATTGGTAAGGCCCGGAGTAATCGGGAGACTTTCACCAATAAGCGAGCACAGTGGTACTGGATTCTTCGAGACCGGATGTTCAAAACCTACTTAGCGGTAACTGAGAAAAAGTGGGCCAACCCCGACGAACTAATCAGCTTCAGTAGCGAGATCACAGCGCTAAGAACGTTACGCGCTGAAATATGCCGTATACCGAAAAAGCCCAACGGTGCAGGAAAAATACAAATATTAAGTAAGCCGGAGATGAAAGCATTGAAAATAGACAGTCCGAACTTGGCTGATAGCGTCATGATGAACTTGTCCGGTACAGGAACATTGAAAAAACCTGTTACTCCTATCGAATACGACAGTTTTTATTGATGATTGATTATTCTGAACATGCGGCTGTTCTAAAGGCCTTAAAAGCAGACCAAGAAGCTGATTATGATCGTCGAGAGATGATGCGGGAGATACATGCCTTTCTGCACCACAAAGACGGGCAATGGGATCCAAGCATCCGCAACAAGTTTAGTAATCGATTCGTTGGTACGTTTGACCGGTGCACAGCATTGGTTGAGGATACTTGGGCCGATATGGCAAAGAATGAGGCTGAAATTAAAATCAGGCCAAAAGGAGATGGAGCCACTAAAGAAAATGCTAATTATTATTCTGGGCTAATTCGAAACATTGAAGACTTTTCCAATGCCGATGATGCTTACAAGCAGGCAGGTAAATTAGCTATAGAGGTTGGGTTTAGTTGTGTCAGTGTAGATCATGATTACATTGATGCTGATTCCTTTGATCAAGATCTGATTATTAAGGATGAGCCGGATGCAATAGATCGTATCTGGTTTGAGGCAGGCTTTACCAAGCCAACGGCTGAAGATGCTAACCATGTGCATGTTCACTTTAATATACCGCTTCATGAGTTTGAAGAAAAATACAAAAGACCGCCTCAATCTATTGATAAAGACGGCAACTGTGAGCGCTATTTCTATAAAGCAAATGGAGTGACGGTATGCCGTATTTTTTGGAAAGAGGCGATTGATCGGACGCTCTATAAAATGTCCAATGGCGAAGTCTACTCTGAGGAAGATAAGCCAATCTTTGATGAGCTCGCGCTCAGGGGCATTACCGTTGTTGCTTCGCGAAAACGCAAAAAAATCGTTGTTAAGCGTCGGCTTTACGATGCAAAGGGCTGGCTAGGAGACGCTGAAGATACTCCATTTAAACTGCTTCCGTACATTCCTAACTTGCCAAATTTTCGTATTGCAGAAGGCAAAGTGCTTTCACGTGGCATTGTTGAAAAGCGCATGGATGAGCAGCGTGTTCTTAATTATGCGGGAAGCCGGGCTGTTGATGACTTAGCTTTATCAGCTAAAGAAAAAATATGGATTTCTGTTGAGCAGTCAGAAGATGTTGAGTCTGAATTAAAGAGTTATGCGACTAGTGCCGCACCTATTCAGCGTTATAAGGCGGCAGGTGGACCTACACCACCATTTAAGATGCCTGGTCCACAGGGATCGGGTGGTCTCCAGCAGTTGTTGGAGTTCACAGAGGCGTCAATCGAGCGCGGTTCGGGTAAGTTCGGCACCAATCCACAAAACAATTCCGGTTTACAGTCAGATATAGCGCTGCAGCGTTTAGAGAATCGAGGCAATAACGGCACATACGAGTACTTTTGCTCACAAGAAGTGATGATTCAGCATGTGGCGAAGGTGTGTATTGGTTCTATCCCCAGCGTCTATGATGCAGAGCGTGAAATACGAATCCTTAATCGCGATGGCTCACACGACGAAATAACGCTGCATAAGCGCATTGTGGATCGCCAGACAGGCAAAGTGCATGAGCCCATCGATTTAAGTGTGGGTGTCTATGATGCCATTTGCAGTATTGGTCCTGCTTATGAGAATAAGCGCCAAGAAACAAATGACTTCATTATGCGTCTTGCTGATGTTGATCCCAGCATCATTGAGGAAGGTAAAGACATCTTACTCAACAATATTGACTCCCCAGGTATGGATATTCTTGCCGAGCGAGTAAGGCGTAATAAAGTATTGTCCGGTTCAATTCCTGAAGAACAGCTCACCGATGATGAAAAAGAAATGTTGCAGGAACAAAGCCAGCAACAGAGTGAGCTAGTTGATCCCGCTATGCTCATTGGTCAAGCAGAAATAAAGAAAGCGAATACCGAAGCAGAGACTGCAGAGGTTAATCGTGAAATCAAGGTTATTGAACTCCAGCAAAAACAAGATAAACAAGAATTTGATAATAGCGTCCGCTCAATAGAGCTGATGCTTGAAGAACAAAAGCAGGTCGCACAGACATTGAAAGACTTAGCAAGCGCTTTTAAACAAATCCAAGAGGGTGAGCAGATAGGTTCAGAAGACCTAAATGCTGAGCAGTCAATCGAAGGACAGATACAACAAGCAACCAACCAGTGAGCCTTTGGCTTAAGAGAGAAAAACCATGTTAGATGAAGTAATGAGCGAAGAGTCGTTAGAAGAAAGTGCCGCACCAGCGGAAAGTGAAAACACTGATCAGGTCCAGAAAACCGATGATCAGCAAGCCGCTCAGGAGACTGAGCAGGGCAAGGAAGATAGTGCCAACGAGGACGATGGCAAAGAGAAACAGGAGCCCTCAGTCGAAGCTGAAGGTAAGAGTGGTAGCAACTTCATTGATTTCGATGATCCTGAATCGTTCACCAAAGAAAAGGTGAAGGCTCGGATTGATGAACTCACTCGAACAAGCTACGACAAAGACAGCAAATTGTCCAAGCTCGAGCTGGAATTGAAGGACACGCAAAAGCAGTTGCGCGAACTGAAAAAACCGCAAGCAGTACAACCACCAAACCCAGAAGATAGGGATGTTGATCCTGAAAAGTTTGCCGCCGATGAGGAAGCATACAAAGCCTACTTGAAAGATGAGGCTAAGTACGAAAACGAATCAGAGCAGTTAGCGGCTCAGGAAAAGCAGGAAGCCGAAAACGTTCAACAGGAGCAAGTTCAAGAGTTTCAGGTTAAAGCGACAGAGGCAGGTATTGATCTGAAGCAATTGGCCCATGCAGAGCAAGTGGTCGCAAGTCAGTTACCGGAAGGTACTCTGGGTGCAACGATTGCCAGTGAACTCATGAACGAACCTCAGCTGGTGATGGAGTTGGCGACCAAGCCGATGCAATTAAGCCAGGTGTTGAGTGGTGGTGTAGGGGATGCCATCCGAGAGCTGGACAAGATCAAAAATAGTCTCATCAAACCTAAACAATCTGAAACCCCGCAACCTGCCGAGAAATTGAAGGCAGGCAGCTCTACTGACACCGTCGATGAGTACGGCGAAATCATAGACTAGCGGGCTAACTTATTTAAAGCTCAAGGCTCAGGAGAAATACTATGTCTAACAATCTAGGCTCAAACCACGGCACTAAAGTTGTTCGATCGTTTGCTAAAGCATTCGAATCGATGCTTGTGCTCGGTAAAACGGTGGACACTGACACCACAAAAGATGGTCACGATGCAGCAACTGGTGAAACCATTTATGTGAAGCGTCCACATCAACACAAATCCATTCGTACTCCAGGCGGTGATATTTCAAGCTCTACAGCTGATGAAATCATTGCAGGCCGTATTGCAGTAACGAAGCAGGACTACATTACGGTTTATAAAAACTGGTCTGATGTTGAGCAGGCACTGGAACTTGACCAGCTTGATGAACTCATGGAAGGCATTGCCGAGGAAATGTGCCTTGAACTGGAAACCTCGCTTGGTCAATTCATGATTGAGAATGCAGGGTTGCATTATGGCACGCCAGGTCAGGCAGTTAACAACTGGAATGAGGTAAGTGGCGCTGCGGCATTGATGAAAGCTATTGGTGTGCCAATGACTAACAGCTACTACGTCATGAACCCTTTCAGTCAGTCGAATCTCGCAAATGTTCAGGCCAATCTGAACGGCGATGACAAGATGATTCGTGACGCTTGGCGCGATTCGATGTTGTCCCCTAATGTCGGCGGTCTTCGTGCAATGACTTCAAGCAGTCTGAAGAACTACACAGCGGGTGCTGCTTCTGATCGCGCAGGTACTTTGGCTGCAACGCCAACAGCAACATATGTTGCTGCCAAGGACTCGATGACGATGTCATTGTCCTTGACCGGCCTTTCAACTAGCACCACAGATGCAGTCCGTCCAGGTGACATCATCGAATTCACCGGAACGGGTGCTAATGCACGCTCACATGTCAACATCAAGACTCGTGAAACCATTATGGGTGCAAGTGGTACACCAGTGCCATTCAGCTGCACAGTGGTGACCGGTGGAGACACCAATGGTAGTGGTGCTGTGACTGTTACCGTGACAGCCCCAGCTATTTATGAGACTGCTGGCGGTAAAGGCGCCTACAACAACATCTCTGCGGCTCTGGCATCTGGCGATGCGTTCACCATTAAAGGTGCGGCGGACACTGTGTATCAGCCGAACTTGTTCTATAACAAGGGCGCCTTCATGGTGAACACCATCCAGATTCCAAAATTGGAAGCGCAAGATGTGACTTATAAGTCCAAGTCAGGCTATGTGATGCGATTCTCACGCGGCTCTAGCCTTTTGGCCAATACTCACCAGCTGCGTGTTGACATGGTTCCGGCGTTTGGTATTGCTCAACCATTGATGGCTGGTAAAGGTTACGGCTTAAGCTAAGTCTTATTAATTTACCTTTTAGTGCAGGGGCTTCGGCCCCTTTTTTGAGGATATAAATCATGTCAGAGAAAACACATCAGCAAATGTTTATTAAAGCCGATAACGAAGAAGGTTTTGTATCGGTTATTTGTCACCGTGAGCGTTACGCGGATGACCTGAAAAAAATGGGCTTCGTGAATACCGTTGAAGAACTTGAGTCAACAGAGAAGAATGACTCCAAAGCGGATGCTGAAGCGAAGGCTAAGGCTGAAGAAGAGGCCAAAGCCAAAGCGGATGCTGAAGCGAAGGCTAAAAACAAGAATACTAAGTAAGGCTTCACTGAATGGAACGAGTCGGTGACACCATAGAAGATGCGCTCCTAGAGATAGGGGCTCACGATGCGTACCAGGATTTGCAGCCACATGAAACCAAGTCCGCAATTCGTTCGCTTAATCGTATGATGGCTTCACACTCAGAGATTGCTGCACGCCTAGGCTACACGCCAGTGGCTAGCACCAGTGAATTCATTACGGTACCCAACTGGTCAACCGAATGGATTGTGAAAGAGTTAGCCGTCAAGCTGGCCCCGCAGTTTGATGAACCGGTTAGCAGCGAATTACGCGAGCAAGCAAGAACCAGTTATTTAAAGGTTCGCGCTAGAGCTATTGTAATTGGTGAGCCAGACAGGCCAGATATTCTACCGAGAGGTACGGCCAATGTTGGGGTTGGGGATAGCAACTATTTTGCTGGCAAAAGTCCTTATGGTCGAGCCAGGCTTAACGGTAATAGTGCGCCAACTGTGATTACATCCAATACACCGACGCCAGTATTAGGGTCTTGGGTAAGTGTTGATTCAGTCGGTTTCAGCGTGGATTCTTCAGGCATTATCTGCAGTCTGTTATCAGCTGATTTTGATGCTGATATTAGTGTCCAATTGGCGATGAGAGCGGATAGCTCGCAGCAAACTTACAATCTTTACTTAGCTAAAAAACCTAGCGGTGGTGCCTTTTCTGTCATTGAAGATACGCGCCGACAAGTCATAGTCTCTTCAGATACTGACTCAACATTTGAGTTTCTTTTTACGGAGCATCTTTTCCCGGGCGATAGCATTCAGCTATGGGCTGAAGGGGTTAACCATTCCATTGATGTTGTCGTGCCAGTATGTACAGTCTGGATCTCTAAGAATGGCTAGAAAATCAGGTGTACCTCTTTTTTTCACCGGAGGTTTTTATCAGACCCGCTCAAAAAGTTTGTCTGATCAAAATTGCGTTAATTGGTATACAAATATACCTGAGGGAAACACACCAACCGAGGAAAACCTGTATGCCACAGATGGTATCTCTTTGGAGGATGCAGCCCCTAGCATTCCAATAGGTACGGCAAAAGAAAAGTGCCGTGGCGCTAAAAGTATGTCAGGCATACCTTATTTTGTGTGCGGACAAAAACTCTACCGACTGAATCGAACAGTCACATTAGGGGTAGAAACACTAGCTAGAGAGGATTTGGGAGCTATCACAGGCTTTGGTCGGGTGTCTATAGCTACCAACGGTACACAGTTGTGTATCGTGGTGCCAGGGGTTGAGGCGTATATTTATTCTGCAGCTGGTGGTTTGACGACGATCACAGACGGTGACTTTGATGGGCCGGCTGATACCGTAGTTTTTATCAATGGTTATTTTGTGTTTAATAAAACTGGAACACAAAAGATAATCCACAGCGAATTACTCGATGGCTCATCATATCGTACCCTAGATGCGGC